AGGATCGCGTCCCCAGGTTTCGGAACGAAGCCGACTTCGAACTGGCCCTTGAGGCTGGAATAGAGCGCCAGCAGCCGGGTCGCCTCGGTAGCCGCATGCGGACAGGCGAGACCATCGGAGCCGGGCTGATAGCCGGTGTCGACGGTCAGTTCCGGGGCGTTCGGGAAGTCGCCGGTGTTGGCGACCGGATCCCAGACGGAAGTGTCGGTATCGGTCTCGATCCGCCACGGGTCCTGAAACTTGGTCTTCAATCGCTGGGACGCGGCGCCGGCGAAGTCGGACGGGCTCATGACCGTGTTGTTGAGGCCCCAGCGGACGTTCATCCGGTAGGGTGGAGCGCCATCCGGGGCATAGGACGGCCGGGCGCGGGCGAGGCTGGTCAGCGCCCGGTCGCTGGTCTTCAGCGCTGTCGTGGGCGTCACCATGACGATGTTGATGACTGCAGAGCCCGTGGGCGCCTCAAGCCGGCCGATCGACCAGGAGCCGTCGAGGTTCTGGCGTTCGTAGCCGGAGAGGCTCGCCAGCACCCGGTCGATAGCCGCTCGGCGGGTCTCCGTCGTGAACCGGAACCCGGCCTCGTTGGGCGTTGCCGTGTCCAGGGCGGTGACCGAGGCGGCGTCGATGTCGCCGGGATCGGTGCCGCAATAGGTGGTCCGCAGCGATTTCCAGACCTGGGCGTGTGTGCGGTCGGGCTCCGATGAGCCCGTCGTGGCGTCGAAGGTCAGCTTGAACTGCGCCAGGTTGGCGAGCCGCACGAACAGCCCCTCGGCCCCCGAATAGTAGTCGTAGCCGCCGCTCGGGGGCATGTTCGCGGGGTCTTGGATGGACGCCAGCGACCCCCGCGAGGTCGAAGCCGTCAGCGGCAGGCCGCCGTCGCGGACGCACAGCACGGACGCGTTCGGAAAGGCGTTGAGCTGGTAGATCGCCCGCTGCGGATTGACGAGATCGGCTTCGAAGTTGGAGACCGGCCCAAGCCCGATGGGCTTCACCTTGCCCTTCAGATCGGCGGCGCCCTCGACCCCATCGGGCGCGACATTATCGCCGGCATAGGTGACGGTCTGAAGTGCGACGTCGAGCTCCGCCCTCGGATCCCTGAGCGGGAACGACAGACTGGAATCCACCGAACCGGACACCGACAGGTTGGCGACCGGCTGCTCGAGGAGCGCGCGGGCATGCAACACCCGATCCGCCCACACCCGGCCCGGCAGGTAGTAGAGCGAGGCGACCCGGCCCCGCCACGACCACTCCACCAGATGATCCCAGGGCCCGGCTTCCTCGATGTCGCGGGGCGCGTTGGCGAGGATGATTTCGCCGCCGTCGTCGCTGCTGCTCACCGTGCCCGTCGCGCTGATCGCGAGCCCTTGGGTGACGAACTGGAACGAGATCAGCCCGCTCACGGCCGGCGCGTGGTCGGTGAAGCTGATCGCCCGACCGCGCGCGAACAGCAGCGTGGTCATGGTCTCGGTCCCGGTGTCGAGCCCGGTGATCTGGCAGACCCAGCGGCCCATCAGGCGCGACCGCCGGCCTTGAGCTGCGCCGTCGAGGGTTTCGCGACCGCACGCTCGATGCGCTGGCCGACCTTCTCATTGCTGTTGATCGTCGCTTCGCCATGCAGCGCAAGCACCCGCTCGAGCCGCTGGCTGAGCGCTTTGTTGTCCTCGCGCAGCGCCTTGATCTCATCCACCACTTCGCCGTTGTCGTTCGCGCCGCCGGCCGAGCGCACGCCGAGCCCGTTCGGCCCGCGCACCAGCGGCATGATCGCCTCGGGACCGGCCTCGCCCATCTGGCTGTTGTTGAAGCTGGTCGGCTGGCTGACGATGCCGTTGGTGAACACCCCGCCCGCGGCGAACATCTGGACGGCGCCGAGGTCGCCGAAGTTTCGGCCGCCACCACCCGCGAAAGTGGAGGTGACATTGGCCTGGATGATCGCGTTGATCTGGTCCGGGGTGAGCGTCGTGGGGTCGATGGTGGCAGTGATCGCGCCCGGGTCCGGGGTTGCCGTGGCGGCCACCGGCGGCGTGTAGGTGAAGCCGGGCGTGGTCGAGCCGGTCGCCGAAACCGCCGGGCTGAACGGGGTGGTGGTCGCGGAGACGCCGGCCGCCGCCAGCGCTGCTTGCAGGGCCACGATGGCGTCATGCACGCTCAGCACGGACTGGTTGATGGTGATCAGGCCGGAGACCGAGGCCTGAAGCTCGGTCAACTGCTGCGTCGCGTTGTCCACCGTGCGCTGCGCCGTGGCCTGGGAGGCGGTCACCGCGGTCTTCACGGCGGCGAGGTCCTGGAAATACTTCCCCGACGACGCGTAATAGGCCTTGCTGGCGTCCAGATAGCTCTGGCTGACGCCCTGGAGGTTGCCCAAGGCGGTGGGATCGCCCAGTTGCGCCTTGGCGGCGGTGTCGAGGAACGCGGCCTTCGTGGCGTTGTATTGCGCCTCAGGCGTCAGGAGCGCGTTGGGCCCGGTGTCGAGGCTGGAACGGAACGCCTTCAGGTTGTCCGAGAAGCCCTGGAATTTGTCGATGGTGGCCTGGATCGCGTCGGCTTCCGCCTGATAGGCCTTGGTGAGCGCATCCGTCGCGTCGGTGACGTCCTTCGAGCCCCCGGTGATGTAGTCCATGACCTTGGCGAAGGCGGGGGCGACGGCCAGCATGGCGGCGTACATCTGCCGGCCGGCATCGGTCGTCAGGTCGAGCCCCAGCACCAGTTGCGCGAACTGGTCCTTGGTGTTGACGCCGGTCACGCCCAAGGCCGCGAACTGCTTTTGGACCGCGGCTTGAATCGGCGCGATGCGTTGCGCGTCGGTGAGGAAGTTGTCGGCGAAGAACTGGGTTTGCGTGACGAAATCATCGACGCTGGCGAACAGGCTAAGCAGGTCCTCGCGGGCGGCCAGGGACGCGACACCAACGGCCCCGAAGGTCTTGCCGATGCTCTGAAGGGAGACGTCCACGATCTGGTACTCGCGGGCCACGCGCACCAAGGTCTCGAACAGCCCCTCGCCGGCCTTCTGGAACTTCTCGACCTCCGGCACGACGAAATCCGCCATCTGGTCGCCGAGCTTGGAGAACACCGCGCTGATCGCGTCGGTGAGGTCCTGCCCCGTCAGGCCCTGAAGGCTGAGCTTGCCGATCTCGATCTGGAAGTTCTTGATCGTGGCGTCGGCGCCCTGGACACCTAGCGCCTGCGCCGCGGCGACAACCGTGCTGGCGATGGAGGTTACGACCAGCGAAATCTGCTTCTGCGTTTCGGCCGCCAGCGCCTGGGTCTGCTCGACGTTGGAGGTCGATTTGCTGACCGCGCCGATCCCGAGGAAGTTGGTCTTCTGCGTGACCGTGAAGTCCTGGTAGCTCTGCGACTTCACCCCGTTCTGCAGCACGTCGGCGATGGACTGGTTGCCGAACAGCACGCCGCTATCCTTCAGGTCGGTCTCGACCTTAGTCTTCAGCGTCAGGGCGGCGAGCGCGCCAATCGCCAGGCCGATGGGACCCGCCGCGCCGAGAATGGCGGTCCCGATGCTCCCGGCCAGGGCCGTGCTCGCGCCAAGCGCCAGCGCGCCGTTCGCGGCCAGGGCGCCCAGTGTTCCCGCTAGTGCGCCGCCCGCCAGGAAGCCCGCCGCGCCGAGCCCAAGGCCCGCCGCGCCGTTCGCGAGACCGAAGCCGGACGACGTGACGCCCGCCGTGAGGCCGCCCGTCGAGGTGGGGCTGAGTTGCAGCGAGCGCGCGAGCACCGATGTCAGCGCGCCCATCTGGGCGTCGATGCTTCGAAGCGAACTCGCCATGGCGTTCGAGTATTCGAGGTCTTTGTTGGTGTTCTTCGAGACCTGATCGAGCGCCTTCTGGATCGAGGCGGATTTTGCGGCTGTATCGCCGAGCACCGTGCCCGTGCCCTGCGCCTTTTGAAGGTCCGCCGCGCTTGGGCCGCTTGAGCCCGAACCGCCTCCCGAGAGCGCGCTGAACCCGAACGCCGCGACCGTGGCGACCATGGCGGCGATCACCGGCCATGCGAACGGGCCGAGGTGGGCGAACATCGTCGCCGCGCCCTCGGCCAGCTTGGCTGGAATGCGCGCGGCAGCCCCGGCGAGCGATACGGCTGTCGTCGTGGCCTCGGCGGCGACCACAACCCCGGTCTGGATGCCGGCGGAGCCCACCACAACCGCCGTTTCGGTCGCCTTCAGTGTGGTCTTGGTGATGAACGACTTGATCGCCGAGGCGAGTTCGAAGGCCCGGAACACGGCCTCCGCGCCATGGAGGATCTTGTAGGCCGCGGTCTGCTTGCCGAAGAACGACGATGCCGCCGCGGCCATGTCGCCATAGTTCTTGATCGAGGCGGCCGAGGCCTGTTCGTCCAGCAGCGCGGCCTTCTGGGCGGTCAGCGTGCCGGCCTTGGACAGTTGCTCGCGCTGCGCCTCGATGGCGGCCTGTTTCGCCCCATAGGCCGTCAGCGTGGTCAGGACATTGCCGATGGCGGTCCCGACCGTGCCGAAGCTGTTGGAGATGCCGGAAGCCGCGTCCCTCGCCCGCTGGTCGATCAGCGACAGCATGTCGGACGTGAAGGTCAGCGACTGGTTGAACGCGTCCTGCGACTTGGTATTTTCCGCCGTCGCGGTGGCGACCCGTTTCGCGTCCTCGACGTACTTGGCGTAGGCCGGGTTCGCAAAGCCGCTCGGCAGCGTGGCGCTGACGTTGTTCAGCTTAAGCGTCTGCTCGGCCTTGAGCTGGGCGATGGCGACCGCGCGCTGTTCGTTGGTGGCGCCGATCAGCGAGGCCTCGAGCCGCAGTTGGTCGAGTTGGTCGGTCGCGCCCTGATGGGCTTGGGTCAGGAACGCGGCCTGATCGGCCATGTTCTTGCGCTCCTGCGCCGCCGCGGTGTCCGCGATCGCCTTGGCCAGCATCGGCTTGTCTTTGAGCGACGCGGCGTCGTAGTCGGCGTGCAGCTTGGCGAGTTCGTTGGAGTCGGCGACCATCTGGTTGGCGACGCCCTGAGACACGCCCAGCGTCTGGACTAGCGTGGTAGCCTGTTCAGTGGCGGCCGACTTCGCGTTGGTCGCGGCGGCTTCGGTTTCCGCCTGCTTTGCGGCTGCCGTGACAACCACGCTCAATTCGGCGCCATAGAGCTTGTTGGCCTGGGTCTGGAGGTCGGTCCCGGCCTTGGAGGTCTTCGCGGCGTCGATGAGCGCCTTCTGCATCGCCAGCGCCTTGACGCCGGCCTCGGTCGTCAGGTCGGTGCTGGTCGCCAAGAGGCGGTTGCCTTGGGCCTCGGCGTCCAGCGCCTGGAGCCGTTCGGCGGTCTTGTCGGTCTTGCCGCCCGACGTCGCTCGGGTGTTGCGCTTGCGGATGTCCTCGTTGACCTGGTCCTGGTGGGCGAACAACCAGTCGGTCTGGCTGCGCTGCTGCGCCGTCAGGGTGGAGTCGTCGCGCGCCGCCTGCTGCTTGGCCCAGAAGTCCGCCTGCAGCTTGCGGATCAGGTTGGGGTCGCCGACCCGCAGCCGTTGCTCGGCCGCCCCGCCCTCGACGACGCCCGCCAAGCCCAATTGCCGCTGCGCCTGGAGCGCCGCCTTTTGGGCTGCCGTTTGGTTTTCGACGTCGAGTTGCGACTGCCCGGACGCGAGCTCCTGCTGGTAGTAAGCCCGGTTGTGGCCGAGGAACAGGTCGGCGCTGGCCTGGAGATTGTCCTTGGTCGGCACCATATGGCCGAACGTGTCGAGCAGGCCTTCCTGCGGGTGGCGCGCCAGCCCGGCTTGGGCATCCTTGATCTTGTCGATGCCGGTGGAAACGCCGTCCATGACCCGGCCCCACATGCCGAAGTCGTTGATCACCGTGTCCAGCCAGGTGTGCATGTCGTGCAGCAGCCCGTTGAGGCCGCTCATCTGCGGGTTGCCGCGCGCCTCCAGTTCGTCGTCCAGGGCCTTCATGGCGATCTGCATCGCCGTAGCGCTGTCGCCCGCGTCCTGCGCCGCCTTGATCTGTCCGTAGAGGCCGGCGGTCAGGAAGTGGACGCTGTCGTTCAGCTCCAGCGCCTTCTTCGACGCATCGCCATAGAAGCCGACCAGTTGCTTGGCGACCTCTTCGCTTTTCTGCCCGGTCAGGTTGGCCAGCCGGACGCTGGCGTCGGTGACCAGCGCCACGGTCGCGCCGGTGACCTTGCCCGAGGCGACGATGGCTTCCATGGTCTTTTCGACCGAGCCTAGGCCGCTGTTGGTCGCCGTGGCGATCTTCTCGGACGATTGCAGAAGCTGGCTGAAGCTGATCCCGGCGTAGTCCCCGGTGGCCTTCATGGCGTTGTTGAACTTGGCGAACTTCTGCACGCCCTGGTCCAAGAGGTAGAACAGGCCGCCGAGCACGGCGCCGACCGCGAGAATGGCGAGCGTGAACGGCAGCACGGCTGGGGCGAGCGCGCCGAACGCGCCGGCCAGGATCGAGACGGACCCCGCCATGCGGGTGAAGTCGCCGCGTAGGGCCTCGCGGACCAGCACGAAGACCTCGCGGACCTTAAGGGCCGAGCCCACGACCCTGGTATGCCCCGCGACCTCAACCGCGGAGGCTGCGGCGCTGACCGCCCCGACTTCCTTCTCCGCCGCCGCAATCGCCCTGGTCATCGTGAGGTATTCAGCCTCGGCGATGACTCCTTTTTCGCGCGCCGCGTTCAGCGTCGCCATGCTGGCCGCAGCCTTGACCTGGCTGGCGGCCATGGGATCGAGCGCGACGCGGATCTTGTCGACCTTGGCCGCCAGCGTCTCGGCTGTGCGGGCCGACGCAAGCTGCGCCGCATCATATTGCTTTGACGCCAGGACGGATTCCCGTTGGGCCGCCATTTCCAACGTCCGCGCCTCAAGGATCGCGGCGGTGCGGGCGCGTTGGGCGGCAATCTCCTCGGCCGCGGCAGCCTTCGCCGCGGCAGCTTCCTCTTTGGCCGCAGCAGCAGCGGACGCCGCGGCCTCGCGATCAGCCGCGACCTGGGCCGCGACCATGTCCCGGTCATAGGCCTTCGACGCCGCCACCAACTCACGCTGCGCCGCAGCCTCAAGCGCCCGGTCAGCCATGATGGCGCGGGTTCGTTCAGCGGACGCTGCGGCTTCGCCCGCGGCTGCAGTCCGGGCCGACGCTACGGTGTCCCGTTCGAAGTCCTTGCTCGCCTTGACAAGCTCGCGCATGGCCGCGGCGTCCAGAGCGCGGGCCGCCCTCGTCTCGGCGCTGACCGCCCCAGCCGCCTTCTCTGCCGAGGCGGCTTCTCGGAAGCCCAGCGCAACCGCGGCTTGGGCCTCGGTCATGCCGGTCTGCGCCATCGTCGCGGCAAGCATCTTGGCCTGATAGACGCCGAGCTCCGCGGTCGTGGCCGCGACCTGGCGCACCATGTCCCGCTGCGTCTCCACAACGGCGGCGTTGGCGGTCTTGGCGGACATCCACGCGGCAGCGGCGCTCCGGGTGGCCTTCTCGACCGCGCCTTGGCTGTTCGCGAGGTCGGTCGCGGATTTCGCCGCCACAGCCGAGGCGTCGGCGCTCTGCTTGATGCCGATTCCGGCCTGTTCGGTCGCGGTGCGGACCCGACCCGCCGAGCCCTGCGCCCGCTCTCCAGCCGCGGTCAGCTTGTCGAGGTTGGCGACCGCAACGACGGCCTGTGTCGAGTCAATTTCGATGACCAGGGAGGCAATATCGACTGACATTTCGCCTCCCTGGCTGTCGTTGGCGTGCCCGGTTAGGGCCGGATCGGCGGAAATGCGCGGAAATCCGCGGATAACCGTCGATTAATGGCGGGTTTCGCCGGATTTGGCCGAGGTGGCGGGACGACCGGAGCCGCCCCGCCTTGGTGGTTAGGGTCCGATGCCGCCGCGGGCCTGGCGGCGACGTGCGGCCTCTGACGCATGCTCCGGAAACTCGGGGCTATGTGCCGTTCGGCCATCATCTCCGAAGCGCACCCGTAGCCGACTAGGCCGTATATCGGCCACGGCCCGCGAGAGGCGGATCATGTGCTCCAGCGTTTCGACGCGATCGACAAGGTGTTGTCCGAACCCGCTCGCCGGACAGTCGCACCTGTCGTCACCGCAATAGGTGAAGCACCGCTTTTCGCCGTCCGTTCTCACGACGCGGCCTCAGGCTTCGGCGCCGGGATGAAGTCGACGTAGAACTCCTGCCCGGTCTCCAGCGCGTCGGTGACGCCTTGGTTTCTGACCGTCGCGTTAAAGGTCAGGCTCGGTGTCGCGTCGGCGAAGATACGGTTCTCGTGGCAGGCGTTCTTGCCGTCAACGGGGTCTTGTCCGCCCCACACCGCCGCGAAAGACAGATTGACGCCGTCCATGCGGAAGTTCGCCGGGTCGGTGGGATCGGGCCGCGTGTACGGGCGTCCTTGGCTATTGATTTCCTCGGTCTTGCGGCCGGGCACGTCCGGGCCGGAGAGCGGCCAGATGTTCGCGGTCTTGCCGGTCAGCACGACCTTGCAGCGCATCGCCTTGCCGGGAGGCGAGTCGGTGATCGGGACGGCGCGAGCCCGAAGCTCGCCGGCCCCGGCGTTGGCTGACGCCGCGAAAGCCTCGGCGATGGCGTTCGCCGTGCCCCCGCCCTCGACCTCGGCGATGGTGGTGGTGGTCTTCGCAACCGGGTCGTGTTCGGTCACGATAAAGCGCGTCACCGCGCGAACGCGGAACTCAAGTTCTTTGGTCATGGTGTTTCCTTCGGCCCCCTCAAGGGCCATGGAGCTAGCTTTGGCGGCTAGGTCGCCTTCAGCCGCAGAGCGCGGCGGAACTTGGATTTCTTGGTCCCTGGCTGGTGTGGTAAGGTTTCGGGGATGACCGAGGACGAGCGGACGGAACTTCAGGAGGCCGGCGCGATCTGCGTGGCGCAGACGGCTGTGATCGCCGCACTCATGAAGCTGCTTCAGGAGAAGGCGGTGTTCAGCGCCGACGACATCAACGACCTGTATGAGCACGCGATGACCAGCCTGGAGGTCGCCGAGCCCGCCAGCCCCGACGTGATCCGCAGGGCTCGCAAGGCGTTGGACAGGACCGCGCGGAACCTTGCGGGCGGGCCTACGCGCCCTCGCTAGGCTTTCGGCTTCCGCTTATCGGCGGCGGCCTGCTGTTCAGCCGTCGCGGTGAGCCAACAGGCGTCCAACGCCATGATAGCCCGGCGCTCCCAATGGGCGAGCGCGACGCCCTCATCTTCCTCCCACAACCTGATTTCCAGCCGCGACAGCCGGCAGGGGCCGAAACCGTTGCCGGTGCGCGTCGAGTGGAGATCGAGGAAGTAGCCCCAGAGGTATTCGGTGGGCTGCGGGGGGTCAGCGGCGGCGGCAAGTTCGGCGATGGACTCCGGGTCGCCGTCGCGCGCGTAGACCTCTAGGTGGTTCCGCAGCGGCTCGCCGTCACCCTGCGGGGCGTTCAGTTCGAAATGGGCCGCCGCGAACTCTACGAGTTCTTCGACGAGCCCTGAGTGAAATTTGACCAATCTCCGGCGCCGGTGTTCACCTGATCGGTGATGAACCCGAGCGTGGGGTCGAGATAGAGCGCGCGGAACGCCTCCGGGCCGTTCGGCATGCCCTTGTACCCGAAGTTGTTGAAGCTCTTGGTGATCTCCGTCAGGAAACTGGCGGCGGAGGCAGCGTCTTCCTCTGGGGTGGTCTCGATCTTGCCCTTGCTGCGCAGCCGCTTGATCGATCGGTTAGATGCACGCGATCTGGCCGCCGCGAACGGCTTCGTGCCGGGGCCGAAGACGGTCACGGAGCAGGGCTTGTTGTCGTCACCGATCAGCGGCTCGCCGGTGCGCGGGTCCATGATCTCCACGTCGAAGGTTTCGTCGGCGGAGAGGGTCGAAATATCGAAGGTCATAGGTGTTCGCTTTCTGAAAAAGCAGCGGGTGATCAGTCCCGCCGTGAAGTTGGGGGTGGGCTCGTTGGCCGGCGGTTAGGCCGCCAGGCTGTCCTGAACGGAGATGATGGTCGCGAGCTGATTGACCGCTGCGCCGCCCGATCCGTTGTATTGGGCCGTGAAATTGTACGTGCGAACAATCTGCTTTTCGCCGTCGTCAGCGTTGTCCGTGAAGATCTTCACCGCCGGCATGACGAAGGCGACGAACTGCGCCGCAGCCGCCGAGCTTTCCGCCACCGCCACGATCAGAGTGACGACGGTCTGGGCGTCACGCAGGGCCTGCAGGGTGGTGTCGGTGAACTTGGCGGTGAACGAGCCGGTGCAGGCGACCCGGCCGCGCTGGAGGTCGGAGAGCGTGGCCGACCCCACCTCCGGGTCGCCCGTGGTGGTCGTGCCCTCAATGGTGAACTGCGCCCCGGTGATGGTGGTGATCACCCCGTTGACGATGATCTTGCCGGAGACGGATTGCAGGATCGAAGAGGTGGAGGCCGCCGTCGGGCTGGTCAGCGCCTCCGAGGCTGCCGGCGTGCGGCCCAGGCCCTGCATGGGGATGCTGATGGTCGGGATGCCGGTGGCCGGGATCGTGATGGCCGCGCTGGCCGGTTTCACGTCGGTGAACAGTTCCGACTTGGAGATGTCGGCGAACCACTTCTCCCAGGAGAAGTAATCATTCGTGTGGCCAGTGGTGGGCGTCCACGCCTTCTTGCCGATAACGGTGACGGTACAGCCGGTGATCGGACCCTCCGCCACCAGGGCGACCCCGTTGAGGGGGACCACCTTCGCCGCCGTGGCCGAGGTGATGTCCACCACAAGCAGGTTCTTGGAGATGTTGGCCGCATTGAGAACGCCGACG